ATTGTTTTAATTAAAGGATCGTATTCACCTTCTTCACTCCAATTAGGATATTCCTTGTCTACCGCAAATGGGCCTTTCATTACACCTGTGCCAAACAAAGCCATTTCAAATGCTGTGCTTCGTAGATGCTTAGACGCACTAGATTCTTCTAGTTGATCTTGTATTTTTTTCTGCATAGTCTTGGCTGCAATCATTGCAGGACTAAAAGTAACTGCTGTTGGCGTTTTGCCTACGCCTTCTTTTAAATTATCAATACCTTCAAACTTATCTTCTAATGGCCCTAACATTTCAGCTAAAGTTTTTTCTGTAGCTCCTGCAGGTATATCTTTACCATCGCCTTTAAATCCATAAGGACTTACTACTTCTTCCATATCAGAACTACGTAACTGTTCTGGTTCTTTAGGATCAAAACTTACGTCAGCTACTACGCCTTCAGGTAACTCTGTAGGCTCAATAGATAAAGGAAATTTGTTATTGGCAAATAATACATCTACTATTTGACCATAGGCAGCTAATGTTTTAGTTTTTGTTACCTTAATAAACACACGAGACTTTTCTGCTTCTGTAAACTGTACATCAGAACCGTATTGACCACGATAGTTACGGTAAGATCTTAACCATCTTTCTTCGTCTTGTTGTCTGTAATCGTCTGCTCTATTATATCTTTCCATAATAAAAGGAATAATGCCAGAAACACTTACATCATCTACTACAGATTCTTCTGTATCATCTAATGTGACTACCTCATCTTCAATAAATACTTCGTTATCTTCTGCCATTTACTTTCCTTTAATATCCAAATGTTGTATCTGCTATAGCCATTCTATTTGTCCTAGCATTGTTGGGATCATAATCAAATATACTAAACCTTGGTCTTGACATGATACCATATCTTAAAGCGTCATACAAGTGATCTTCTGAAGTTGTATCAATATCTTCTGGGTTTTTCTTATCTATTGGTAGTGCAGGTAATTGAGCTATCATATGAGTACAGTTACTAAAAAATACAAGTCTAGGTTCTTCTGTATACTCATCTACCTGTAAACGTCTGTGTATTTCGTTTTTACCTGCTACACGAGATCCTTTTGATCTATCCGAG